GCCTAATGCTGTGTATATTTCTGTAAAGTTAGCATTTATAATTAAACCACCAGCACGCAGGTTTGAACCTGTGCCATCATTTGGAACTGTACCTAAATTGATTGTTTGTTTTGCCATTTCTCTCTTACTTTTGTATATTTATAATCATTTATGGTGTTGTATCGTCAAAAGTTATAGCTGTGCTACCATCATCTTCAACTGTTGCGTCAAATGTAACAAATGTATTATCAAACACATTTGCAGGTGATGACTCTACAACTTCTGCTGGTATTGTAAGTTTTGTTTTTATTAATCGGCCTAAATCAGTAGAACAAAATAATAATGTATTATCTAAACCATTAAAAGATGATCTCGTACCAAAAGTTACGTTATTACCTAATTCACCAATTGTATAATTTGTGCCTGATTGTCTTTGAAAAGCTCTAAATGCTTCTCTATTAATTGTGCCATATCTAGGTCCAGCGTATGCAAAACCTTGAGCAATTGTAACACCTTCAAATACACCTCTTACACGTGAAGTATAATCAATACTAATTGGCACTCTTTTTAATGTTACATCTCTTGTATTTGCGGTAAAATGTTCAATTGTATTTGTTGTTAAATCTGCTTCTAATACTGTAGCAGGTAAAGCACGTAACGAAGTACCATCATCAATAGTTCCTAATCTTCTACCAATTATTTTTACAAATAAAGTATTAAGTATGCTGAATAACGGCTCATCAGAAATACCTGATGTAGCACCAATAATAGGTAAAGAAATAGTACCATCTAGTCTTGATTCAATATCAACTTGACCTGCAAAATAAAAACCTGCTGTGTGCATTGTTTTTTTAAAATCATCTCTCCAGTCAGAAATAGAACGTGCAACTTTTATAACGTATGAAAAATCTTGGTAATATAAACTATCTTGTATATTCATTGTATTTTCAGAAATAAATCCATCTTCATTTACAAAACGGCCGTCTGTTGTTGCAACTGCGCCTACCGTTAATGTAGCAGTAGCACCATCTAATTTTTTTACTTTTGATGTTGCACCAGAGGTAACACCAGTAATAGTATCATCAATTGAAACTGTGCCTACTACATTTTTTAAAATTAATAAATTTCTGTTTGTATCAATACTTACAAGAACTCCTGTATCACCGCCTGTAATTGTTACATTTTCTCCTGCAATAAAAGTACCTGTAATGTCTATTACAATACAATTTTTAAATAAATTTACGGTCGGTGGTGTTGGTGCTATTTGATGTTTAATACCTAATTCAACTATATTTAAATCTAACACTCGGCCTATTTCTGAACCAAAGGCCAATAGTTTTGCACCTGTGCCAGATGCGGTAGTAATTGAAACAGTAGGTAAAGATGTATAAGCAGCACCTGCATTATATAAAAACAAATCTGTAATATCGCCTGTGCCTGTACCTGACTCTTGTACAAATTTATTACCAAAATAAATATCACTTCTTACAGTTGCTTCTTCTAAAATTAAATGATCTTCAGTTGTGCTTGAACTTTCTTCATCTGTAAAACCACCATTTACAACAGATACAAAACCAGCTGCACCTGCTCCGTTTGTGCCTGTATTTGTAAATACTAAATCATCACCAATTTGGAAATTTGTACCAGCGTCATCAATTACAATTTCTGTAACGCCGCCTGAACCAATTGTTTTTGTTTGTATAATAGCGCCTTCACCACCGCCGGTAATTGTTGTTGACTCAGCAGTTGAGTGCAAAGCACCATCATTTGTAATTACTTTTGTAGTTGGTATACCTGTTATATTTGCTTTAATTAATATATCATCTGTATCACTAGCTGCACCTGTAATTTGTTCACCTACTTGAAATGTGCCTATTATTGTATCAACATTTAGTATAAATTCTGTTACTTCAGTTGTACCAATTAAAAATGTTGTAACGTTTTCTACAATAGCAGTTGCATTTGAAGTACCGCCTGTAATTGTTCTACCAATTAAATTTCTTGTATCACCTGATGTTGCAATTGCTCTTAAAACAGTGTCGGTTGTAAATTTACCATCTGATACTCGTAGCATTTGTTCACGTGGATAAAATGTTTCTGATACTTCATCAAATAACAATCTAAAAAATATTTCGTGGCCTGCTTTTGTACCTTTAGCTTCATATAATGATTTAATATTTTTTATAAGTTTTCTTTTATCAACTTGATCATTTACTGATTGAGGTATTGTTTGTAAAAATTCTGATAGAAAGTTACCTAAAAAATCTGATATTGTATTGTCAGGATCTCTAAAGTTTAATAGCTCTTGTATATTATTTACAGGATTAGGCCGATATGAATTAATTGTTGCACTTGCATTTGATGATAAACCTAATACTGTTTCACCTTTTATAAATTTATTTTGAGATGATATGAATAATCTATCGTTATCTAAATCTTCTGCTAGTACCGTAGATGTTGCCTTTGATGTTTGACCTTGTATTGTTTCACCTCTTGTAAATTTACCAAAAGATGAACTTTCTAAAAGTATTTTATCACCAGAATCTAACTGTGTAATATCTGAATCAATACGAGAACCATCTAATATAAAAACATTTTCCTGGTTTGTTTCAGTTTCTAATTGAACGCCATCTGTTGTTTCAACACTTGTAACTGCCAACTCGGCAGCTTCCATAAAAGTAAAATAAGTTTCTAAAAACTTTAAAAATTTAGGATGATCTTCTAATACAAAATCTGGTACTTGTGTGCCAATTAAATTGGATATTTTATCTTTAAAATTAGCCATAATTAATAGCTAGTTGTAGTTGTGTATCCTACTCCAGCGTCTGATGAACCGCCTATAAATGTATCTGACTCAACAGTAACAGATGAATTTGATACATCTATTTCTAAAATTTGATTTCTTACTGGCACAATATCATTTGAATTTGGTTTAACTGTTAATTCTATTACAGTTGAGACTGCGCCTCTTATATTTTCAATTACAGATATATTTAAAGAATTTAATTGTATTTCACCTGTTGTATAATCAATTGTACCTTGTGTATTATTTGCATATGTTCTAACACCACTTACTAATCTATATCGTCTTACATTACCTGAACCATCATCATCTAAAAAAAATACATTTGTTACATCACCATCAATTTTAAAACCTGATGATTCTAAAATACCACCATTTACAGCATTATGGCCTGATACAGGATTATATAATGCGTTTCTAAAGTAAATATTGTAACGTGTAGAAGAATTAATTGTAGGTGTAAAAGTTTTTCTAATTTTTAATGTTGTAATATTTGAAAGAATACTAGTATCAGTTTCATCAATTAACTTTAATAATTTTGAATATCTAAAAACACCATCAAATTTTGACAATGTATTATCGCTATAATTTTCTAATGTTTCTAAAACTAAAGTCTTAATTGTTGCAGAAGATTTAGAAGTAACACGAGAATTAAATTTTACATTTGTTGTTAAAAGAATTTTTGTAGTTTCAGGATCTACAATTTGTGGCCTAACACTAGCCACGTTAAATGGTTTTAACGCCGTTATGATACTATTTTTAGTGTTTGTTGTTAAAGTAGAACCGCTTTTTGCTTTTACTGCAATTTTTACAACACCATATACCGGTGTTTCTTCATCTTCACCGCCCCAAGCGCTTACAGCTGAAGCATTTGGATAAATTGAACGCACTAATGTTTCATAATCAGAAGTTGTAACGGCACGATTTTGTGCTGTATAACTTAAAGGTGCATTAAAACGAATTGACTCTTTTGTTTCTGCTAAAGATCCGCCTTGTGCATTTGATACTGTTGCAACTGTGATATCACTAAAGCCACCAACAGATGAAGCAATTGTAAATGTAGAAGCACCGTTTGCTTCTTCTATATTTGTAACTATGTATTCTAGTATTACAATATTTCCGTTATTTAATTTTGCACCTAAAACACCATCACCAAAATAAACTTCAAATCGGCCGTTTTCTACTTCTTGTAAAAAATAAACTTTTGATGTATCTGTTACATTATTATAACCACCTGCTAATGAATAAATGTTTGTTGTTGTATCTAACGCACTATTTTGAACTGAAACTTTTAAGGTTGTTGTATCTGCAAACTCACTTGGTATAATAAACTTTTGGTCAGGATCATTTGTATCAACTGTATATCTAAAAGTTACAAGAGTGCCTTCGTACACATCAATATCATCAAATAAAAAAACTCCATTTGTAGGAGTAATTGTGTGTTCTTCATTTGTAACAAATTGAAAACTTTTACCATCTACTGTTGTTGTAAACACGGTGCCTTTTGGCATTGTAAGTGTAGAACCTGTGGCGTCATTTACAGTAACATCTAAATCTGCATAAGGAGCTCTTACTGATGATGGTGTGTAGTTTAACATTTTTGCTAACGATACAATATTTTTTCGTATGTCAGCACTGTCTAGGAACATTTCATTTGCCAACATATTGGCATTAAATCCTAGATAATGTGTATTGTAAGCAAGTATGTCTAATAGAATTGCAAAGCCTGAACCTTCAAAATTATAATCTTGGAATTCAGATTGATTTTGTAAAAATGTTTTTAAATTGGCCTTTATACTATCAAAATCAAAATCTGATACTTCTAATTTATGGTTTGACATTAACGTAATCTTTCTAAAAATGTTTGCACTTCTATTGGGTCTTGTGTACCTATTACATAAAATAAAATTCTTAAATCATATGAATTTAAATCTAAATCAGGTCTTGCCAACACTTGAACCAATTTAATACGTGGTTCATAATTGTTTAAAACTTCAGCTACTTTTCTTTGTAGATTAAGAGCTGTCAAAGGCGTCATTGGTTCAAATAACATAGCACGCACATCTGAACCTAATTCAGGATGAAACGGTCTTTCAAAACGAGATGTATTAATTAAATTTCTAACACTTCTTTTAACAGCTTCTATATCTGTTAATTTATTTACATCTCTTGTTGCCGTATTACGACCAAAATCTAAATCTAAATCTCTATACTGGCGTGTAGCTCTTTTACTTTTATTTAAAGCAGTTGTACCAGCTGAATCGTATATAGGCATATGCAATATTTATACTGATTCTCTTAACCACCGCAGAAAACATTTGGTGAACCTTCGGCTACTGAAGTGCATCCTGAAATTGCGTCACCTATACGGCCAGCTCCCTTACCATTTACAAAAACAGTAGTAGAACCAACAGCTATAGGTGCTGCGTGAGCCGGACAAGGTACGCCAGGCAGTAAATGAACAGTGTTATTATCGCCTTGCCGTGACCAAGCAATGCCATTCACAAATACATTATCTGAACCTTGAGCTCTTGTCATTCCTGAACAATGACTTACATCAGCATCACCTATTCTTGTTGCTGCTGGCATTTATTTTCCTTTTATTTGTTTCCCTACTCATTAATTCTTTAAATTTTATATTCCAACTATC